CTCGCGAGATTCTAAAATGGGATTTTTAGATTCAATAAATAGCGCGATAGCAAGCCCATTGGGCGGCGCCTTATTAGGCGGCCTGGGTCAGGCGAGCGCAAATAGAGCGAGTGCAAGACAATCGCAAAGACAAATGGATTTTCAGGAAAGAATGTCAAATACTGCCATCGTAAGAAGGATGGCAGACCTGAAAGCCGGTGGCATAAATCCTATATTAGCGGGAAGATATGATGCCTCGACCCCGGCTGGAGCTATGGCGATGCAGCAAAATATAGGGTCGGCGGCAATTCAAGGAGTGTCGACAGCAGCTTCGGCTAATTACGCAGAAGCGCAAACAGACATGGTTAGGGAACAACTAAAACCAGTCATGGAACAAATCGGCACGGTACAGGCCGATTCATTCCTAAAAATGGCTCAAAAAGCCTTATCGCGTATGGACGCGAATCAGAGGGAAGCCGCAATAGCATTGCTACAGGAACAAACAGCAATTGCAGAAAAACAGGCGGTAATAAATGGAGTTTACGCAGATATTCTGAGAAAAGGGCTATCAATGATGCCCGATTCATTCAAAGAATTTATCCAGTAACCCTTGCCAAACTAGCGAAGAGAATCGGAGCAAAAAATGAAACCTCGAAACTGTTATTCAGAAATACCACGTGAGAGATCACCAGCCGGTCATACGCCGGCACAACAGCAATTCAAAAATGATTGCGATATAAACACAATCATGGAAAGATTTGAGAAAAATAATGCATTAGATCATGTATCTAAGCATCAACCAGAGTACGGGTTTACAACATCACAATCGTATCACGAATCTCTAAATGTAATTACCAAAGCAGATTCCATGTTCAACGATCTACCAGCAAAAATCAGGGACGAATTTGCAAATAATCCGCAGGCGTTCTTGCAATTTGTCCAAGATCCAAAAAATGCAGATCGGGCTAAGGAACTAGGAATCGCTCTATCAGACAAAGCTGCATTGGCAGCTACTGAGCTGGCTGGACCAGCGAAAAACCCGGACGACGTGGAGCCTAGCCTGGAGGATCCAGGCGCGGCTCCGGTGGAGGAACCACCAACAACAAAATAAATCTCTCTATGATCATATTGCCCCCCTTTTAAGGGGGGCTTTCTTATGGGGGGTTATAAATAAAATTATGCCTAGCATAAAAAAAATGCGAGCTCCCAGGTGAGATTCGCAATTAATAAAAAATGGAAGTTAAAATTTTGACTTCCAAAAGCACAGTTATCCACTTGACATAACTGTGCGCAGTGACAGGATTCAAAAAATATGTTAAATTCCTGGCACTGCAAAAAAAAATAGGTGAAATATGAGGCGTCGAGGAAAATATACAAAAAAAAGAAATAAGGGCTTCGGTAGAAGCGCTCAAAAGACACATAAGTTCAACGTGCAACCAAGAGGACATTCAAGGGGAGGCACAACACTGTGAAAAAATATTGGCAGGATGAAAAGACGCCGATATATTTGCCTCCAAAGAAAAGAAAGAGAAAAAAATGAATGTCGTGCTTTCACCCATTGACGGCAGGCCGATTCCCCAAAGATGGTTCATACAAAGGGAAGCTATCATTCGGAAGTGCTATAGAGGTCGGTATGAAGATCTCGAAAGTACGATGCGGCCAGTGTATAGGCTGCAAACTGGACCACTCACTCATGTGGGCGTCCAGATCGATGCACCAAGCTCGCTCGCACGAAGAAAACAGCTTTATAACGCTTACCTTCAACGACGAGAATATGCCGGAAACGAGAAGTGTTCACAAGAGGCCAATACAACTGTTCTTCAAGTCTCTCCGCGAAAAAATCTATCCAAAAAAGATCAAATATCTTTGCTGTGGTGAATATTCACCAAAAAAAACGAGGCCAATAGGGCCATTTAATCCATGGGAATACCTAAGTGAAGGGCAGAGACCACATTATCATGCAATCATATTCAATCATGATTTCAGGGATAAAAGATTATGGTCAGTTCGTAACGATATTAGAATCTATACGTCCGATTTACTCGAAGAAACCTGGGCTAGAGGTTTCTGTACGGTCGGGGATGTCACCTACGAGTCAGCAGCTTATGTCTCGAGATACTCGCTGAAGAAACTAAATGGTAAACAATCGGAAACGCCGGACCCAGTTACAGGTTTATTACCGTACGAGAGAACGAATGAATATACGGGAGACATCACGACAGTCGAAAAGGAACGTTTTCAAATGTCTAACGGTATCGGCCTGGACTTTTTCAATAAGTATTCATCTGATATTTACCCTGATGATCATGTCATTATAAATGGACATGAAACCCGCCCACCCAGGTATTACGATGACCTATATGAACAGGTCGAGCCTGCCAGTATGGAAAATATCAAGGCTATCAGAGTTAAAAACATGGAGGATCAGCAAGCGGATAACACGCCAGATCGGCTTGCTTCAAAGGAAAAAGTAAAATTGGCGCAAATAAGAAACCTTAAGAGAGAAATATAAATGAAGCAATATATAATGTCGGTATACGACTCAAAAGCAGAAATGTTCAACCAGCCAATATTCTCGATTGCAAAAGGGGAAGCGCTACGCGCTTTCTCGGATTCGGTGAATACGAAAAATTCACCAATGTTTAATCATCCGGAGGATTACACGTTATTCGAAATAGGGTCGTTTAATCCAGAGTTAGGATCAATAGAGTCATTGGCGACTCCTGTTAGCATGGGCCTGGCAACAGAATATTTGAAAAAGGAACCACAGTTAGACATGCTGAAAGAAACTAATTTCCTACAATCACAAGGATAATAATATGCAATCCGTTATGGCACATAGGTTCGGAGATACTCCAAAGGTATCAGCTCCACGATCGTTTTTCGAACGTTCGAGTGGATTTAAATTAGCTATTGATGCTGATTACCTTTATCCAATGTTTCTCGATGAAATAATACCGGGCGATTCGATGAAGATGAAGGCAAAATTATTCGGGAGGATGAACACACCAATATTCCCGATTATGGATAATCTACATCTGGATACTTTCTGGTTCTATGTGCCATATCGGGTATTATGGGATAACTTTCGCTATTTCTTAGGCGAACAGGATTCACCAGGGGATTCGATAAGCTTCACCTTTCCTACTATGACGTCTACCACGGTGACAGGATACTTAGACGACTCTCTGCACGACTTTTTAGGTATTCCGCCTGGAATTCCGGACTTTGTGCACTGTTCACTGGCACATCGGGCATATAATGCAATAAATCAACACTGGTTCAGGAACCAGAATCTTCAAAATGAATACGTCGTGGAGACGGATAACGGTCCTGATACGGTAGCCAATTACGTCTTGCTGAAAAGATGCAAGCGTTCAGATTATTTCACATCAGGGCTACCATGGCCGCAACGCGGCTCAACAGCAGTTTCATTACCGTTAGGTATTTCAGCTAGAATAGCGACAGATGCGGCTGTAGGTAATACATTGGATGTATGGAGTACGGTAACATCCGATTATGAAAGGATGGATTCCGACGGTGCTCACGTAGATTTATCGGCGACAGGCGGAGTGATCGGGCAAAGGCTATACGCAGACCTGACAAACGCTACTTCGGCAACAATAAACGCGATACGTGTAGCGGTAACAACACAACAATTCCTCGAAAGAGACGCCCGGGGAGGCACTAGGGCAAATGAGATAATAAAAAGTCATTTCGGAGTGACCGTACCAGACTATAGAGCGGTATATCCGGAATATCTGGGTGGATCAACGGACCATATATCAATATTATCAGTGGCTCAAACTTCACAAACAGCAACAACACCGCAGGGCACGGTATCGGCGTTCGCAACCCTAAATTCAGATTCATACTGGTCCAAATCGTTTACGGAATTTGGTTTAATTATGGGTTTGGTTAACGTAAGAGCAGACCTGACATATCAGGCTGGGGTGGAAAGATTCTTCACGAGGTCGACTAGGTTCGACCTTTACTGGCCAGATTTCGCTCAATTGGGGGAACAAACGGTTCTCCAGCAAGAAATAGACTTAACCGATCCAGCAGGAGGAACAAATACTAATGTATTCTCGTACATGCCACGTTATGATGAGTTCAGGTTCAAGCCCTCGCGTCTTGCTGGAGCGTTTAGGTCAAACCACGCTTCATCGCTCGATCCTTGGCATCTATCCGAAGACCTCACAACCCCGGCCCTCGATGCTACGTTCATCCAGAGTAATACCCCAATGGCGAGGATAGAGGCGGTATCAGCAGCAGCAGATTTTACAATAGACTGCTGGTTTGATTACAAATGTGTCAGACCGATACCAATGAATGGCGTACCTGGCCTCGCGAGATTCTAAAATGGGATTTTTAGATTCAATAAATAGCGCGATAGCAAGCCCATTGGGCGGCGCCTTATTAGGCGGCCTGGGTCAGGCGAGCGCAAATAGAGCGAGTGCAAGACAATCGCAAAGACAAATGGATTTTCA